ACGCGCTCGGCGTCCATGCGGGAGATGCGGCCGGTGGATTGGGCGTTACGCAATATGGGCGCTGCCTCGTTGGCCGATATGGCCGGGCCGTTTACTGGCTGAAAGGTTTGCGGACCAGAGCCCGCACCTCCCGCCGCTTCCCACGATTGAGGGTCGTTGACCGGGCCACCCTTGAAGCGATAGCCGTTGACGACGGCGCCGGGCTGCGGCGGTCCAGAACTCACCCCCGGTTGGGGCGGCTGTGTGGTCGACGGGCCGCCGGCAATCGGAACGCCATATTGGAAGCCCTGCGCATAGCCACCTTGCGGGATAACCTTGTATTCGGGCTCGTTGAACTTGATGAACGTCTCCATCTGCCCGACTTCGGCCACTACGGCGTTGAGGGCTTCGGGAGAGTAGGTTTCGTACTGCGTCGGAATATCCATGCCGGACGCCTCTGCCCGCTGGACATAGGCCCTCCACATCTGCGGCCGTTGCTCGGGCGGGGCACGCGACACGTCGAAGGCTGCATTGCCCATGAACTCGGTTGACTTCTTGACCTTCTCTTTCGTGCGGTCGTCAAGCTTCATCCATAGTTCGGGGTTGAGGCCGGCAAGCTGCGTCATCGCCGCAGGATCGCCGGAAGCCGCCTGCGATGCGACTTGCTGCTGTCGAAGCTGCTGCGCCTTGCCGCGCTCCTGGGTAAGGGCCTGCATCCCAAGGCGAGGGTCGACCCGCAAAAGGGCGCCGGCGGTTTGTTCGCTAGGATTGGTTCCGTACGCCGCCAGAGCCGCCTTCGTGTCGTATTCCTGGCGCATGGCCTGGCCGCGCTGGAAACCGTTCGTCAGCGCACCGCCAACGTCCACGGGGGCAGCAAGGCCCCAATTGATGTCAAAGCCCATCAGTAAATCCCGCTTCCGTCGCCGCCAACGATGCCATAGGAATTCCGCCCAACGCCCCCGGTTGGGGCGCCGTAGGAACTGATCAGCGCGCCGCCGATCTGCCCCACGGCGCCCGCTGCCGTGCCCCAAAGGTTGGCGTTGGCCTGACCTTGCGCCAGCGCACTATTTGCCTGGACGCTGGCCAGCGCATTGTTGTTCGCCGACACGCTGTTTGCGTATCCGGTCCCGACGCCCGCTAGCGCCCCACCAGCCGACAAGCCGACATTCTGCTGCCCCGAAAGGTAGCCCATGTAATTGCCGAACTCGTTGGACGCGTAGTCCTGACCGTACTTCAAGGCCGCCTTCGCCGCCGCTCCGGAATTGAGCAGGCCGCGAGCCGCCCAATTGGTATTGAGCGCCTTAGATCCCTCATTCAAACGGAACTGATATCCCGTCGAGTTGAGGTAATTCTGGAAGGCCGATTGCGCCCCACCCGTCGCTGGCGCGGCTTGGGCGCCTTGGGTGTTGAGGGGTGCTATCTGGTCGCCGTTATTAAGCACCCCGCCGTTCGCACCGACCCCACCATTGGTGATGAAGCTGCCGTAGCCGGATGTTCCGTAGGTGCCGTTGGGCTGGTTAAGCGCCGATACAGGCGCCTGGCCCATGCTGTTGTCGTTCGACGGGAGGCCCAGCAATTCATTGATGGCGCGATTGGCCTGGTAACCGGACTGGACGTAGGGCGACAGCACATTGTAATTGCTGTTGTAGATGTCGCGCTGAAGCTGGTTATTGGAATCCGTCGCCTTTTGCGCGGCATTAGCCGCCGTCTTGGCCGCGCTTTTCTGCGCACCAGCACCGATCGCTGCCGCGCCGATAGATCCAGCCGCTGCGATGCCGGCACCGATAATCGCTACAGGCATTCCGGCCTCCAATCGTACAAATCGTAGGTCACTGGCCCCACTCCAATATCTAGCGTGTCCTGGCCCGCTGGCTTGAAACCGGCTCGCATTGTGAAGGCCCGCGTGTGGCGGGCGTCGGATGGAACCCGCGTCCAAAGATGCTTGGCGCCAAGCTCGGCCATCTTCTCACGCCCCGCTCTGGCGAAGGCGAAGCCCCACGGCCCCCGGCCATCCGGCAGAATGAACGTGTGGACCTGATAATCCCCCGGCCCCATCCACTCGCAGAAGAACCCGCCATGATCTCCCCGGAGAAAGACATTGCGCTCGTTCGTCACAGCAGCGGTGAGATCCAAGGGCTGTTCTGGATCTCCACCGACATGCGGGCGGATTGAGGGGTCGTTTACAAGGGCGTTGATGATGGCGGCGTCGTATGATCGCTCGATCATCTAGCCTTCCCCCGCTTGGGCCGCCGCATCGTACGCTACTTGGATGGCAGTAACGGCCGAGGCCAATGCGTCGTATGCACTCTCGATCGCCTCGCAATGCTTTTGCCAGAAGCGCTGGAATTGCGCCGTTGGCTGTCCTTGCGGCCCGACCACCGGCAATACCGAAGACAGCCGGTCTAGGCGCAACGTCAGGTCGCCGAGATCGACGGAATATGCGCGTCTCAGCGTCGCCGAGCCGCCAGTCAGTCCAAACGATCCGACGGCGGCGTTAAGGATTGGCGCCGTGTCCTCTCCGGAAAGACCGAAGGTGCCGACATCGGCAGTCAAAGTCGGCATTACGTTAGCTGCAAAATGCCGTTGGTTGCGTTGAAATCTACCACGAAATATTCCGTGTCGGCCAAGGTCACGGATGATCCGTTATCCCAAAAGCCGATAAGCTCTTTGTTCGTCGCTGAATCATTATAGAGAACGACGTAGCGGAACGGCCCGAGTGACCCGCCGGCCGCTGTGAACGTTACATCACTGCCGACCAACTTGTACGTGCCGCCGCTTTGCGCAGAGGACGTAATCGTGACGGTCTGTCCCCCAGCTGTATAGCCGTTCCCCGGGGTCAGTTCGGTAATGTCCGACTTCTGCGTGTTCGTCGCACTAGGAGCCGTGTTCGTCAGCGCCACCTTGAGCGTGTCCGACCCCAGGTTGTGCACCTTTTCGCAGAGCGCTTCCACGAAGCTGTTGAACTTGTTGAACGTTGCCATTACCGGCTCCTACCCCCGCTCATTTCGTTGACCTTGGCGGCACTCACGCGGAATGGGACCGGGTCGGTGCAGCGAAATTCCGCCAGCATGCCCGGATCATCGAACGTTCCGCAGCGGCGCCATTCAGTGCGTGTGCGATATTCGCCTTGCTGGCCCATCGGGGCCTGCCGCCAGGTGTCCCACGAACGACCCGCATCGCGAGATGTCCGCATTTCCACCACCGGATCGGCGTAGTCGCCGCTGAGATACGACGTTTCGCCGACGTTGACGGTCAGACGAACGTTGTGAACCGCGAACGCCCCACCCGATAACGGAGCCCCGGCCCGAAAGCGGCGCTCGAGTACCGTGCCTGCATCGGTGTAACCAGAGCCAAGCGTCCAGATTTGCCCCGTCTCGTCGTCACCCAAGGCCGCGCCGTGCTGCGCTGCGCATTGTGCTCGCCAGTTGGTGCGGCCGTAGCTCTGGAATTCGCACCATTGCCGAGTTTGCGCATCGAAGAGCCAAGTCCCTTGGTCCAGGCGGACGGCTAGGAATTCATGCCCCTCAAAGAAGAACGTCCACAGCGAGTATGTCGTGCTTTGCGCCAGGCGCTCTTCAATCCCGCTGTCGGAAATGCGCTGCGGGATATCCGCGCCGACATAGACCAATCCGTTCGGCGCGATCCACGCGAAGGTGTTATCGAACCGGCAGGCCGCTCCGGAGCCCGTCACGCCCTTTTGAAAAACCCGGCCGACGACCGGAGCAAGCGGGATGTCGGCATTTCCCGTCGTTTGCCAGAATTCGACCGTCTGCGATCCGAGAAGGGCCGCCATGTCGTTGACGATGACGATATCCCGGAGCGGGTCCGGCTCTTTCTCCGCGCTCGCGTAGTCCAGGGCATCCCAACTCGAACCATCCAGGACGGCCGAGAAATACAGCTGCTCCGTGTCCCTGCGAAGCGCAAGGAAATAGCCCGCCAGCGACGCTATCCTACTTACGTCCGCTCCGTCCGGGAATGATACTGTGGTAAGCGTCGTGCCGTCAGTCCGATAGATCGGGCCTCCGGCATTAATCAGCAATTCACTCTCTGACGCCGCAAACGAAACCGCTCCCGTGCCGGCGATCGATCCTAGGAGCGTAGCGCCCTTATAGACCTCACCGCCACTGACCGCGACCAGCGCACCGCCAAGGACTCCATCGGCTTGGAATAGGCCCCGGATCGGTCCGCCCCCCACCTCTGTTGAGGCCTCCAACCCTGGGCGGCTTTGCAACACTACGCCCAGCTGCTGCGATGGCGTATTTTCCACAAAAAGGTTGACGACGGGAAGCTCTGGAAGGTTGCCGCGAAGCCTTGAATATGCGGACGTGCCGAACGTCAGGTCAGGCATTCCACGAACCCATGAAATACGAAGCCGGGCGATCCTGTTCGTCGATCTCGCGCTGAAGAAGCTGCGCCCTCATCGCCAGTTCATCGGGCACAGGGACGCCGAACATCCCGCATAGGCGGACGGCCAGGAGGACGTAGACCGTCTCTTGCCAATCCTGTGGGATATCGACGGTTTGAGCTGCGTCGGTGACCGTCTCGATTTTTCGCAGATAGTCGACCTGTACCGTGGAATCATCCGCCGGAACTGGCCACAAATACAGCATCACGTTGTCGCGCTGGCGATTGGAGTAATAGATGCTCGGGTTGCCGGTCTGCGTCTTGTTGGGAAGGATCTGGTAATTGTCGCGGTCGTACGGCGTCAGGGGGCGCTCGTAGGTCGCTGAGACGACTATGCGCACCGCCTGGACATCGTAAATGTCCGCATCGAGCGTCGTGGGATTGGTGGATGCGGTTACCGAAACCGAAGTGGTTTCCTCGCGCCACAGGGTATAGCCGCGCGTCTCCCAGCTTTTCAGCAGGGCATTCAACCGGACAAGGCTGTCCGTCAGTTCGTCGGCGGTCGGCTCGGTGCCGGCCGGAATGATGGCAGCCTCCTGCATCGCGATCCGTACGAGATCGCGGGCGGTCAAGGACCAGTCTGTTTCACCCGATGTCGTCATAGGTCATCCGCCGTGATCTCGTTGACATCAAGGAAGCGATCGGGCGGGTACGGTCGCGCATCCTTGCGCGGCAGTCCTTCCGGCCCGAGGCGTGGGGGCGAGTGGTCGGGCGGTCGCAGATCGAAGTCGGCTTCGCATACCAAGAGCCCGGTCCACTCGCGACGAAGGCGCGGGTAGCGAAAGCCACACCGATCGCAAATGAACGCTCCGTCCATGTGCGTACCTCCGTGATGGAAAATGTTGCCCCGCCTTTTGGGCGCGGGGCCTTCCCTGCCGATTAGGCGCCCGCCGACCCGTAGATCGCGCGGAAGTCACCCCAGCCGTTCGAGAAGCGCATCGTGGCCTTCGCCTTCGCGTTCTCAGTGTCGAAGTCGGCGTCTTTCGACAGTTCGACTTCGCGACGCCAGAACGACAGCATCCCTTCGGGAGCGTCGGTCTGCACGAACCACGCGTCATTGTCCGTGAAGAAGCGGTTGGAGACGATCTCGGGGATCGTGCCAAGCACCTTCATGGCATTGACATCGTTGTTCGCCGTGCCCTGGCGAAGGTCCGACTTGAAGATGCGCGTCGCGTTGAACGTGTCATCGGTGTGGATCAGCAGGCGAACCGGCTGGATCATCACCTTCAGACCACGGGCGTTGGTTGCCTGCATGATCGTCTTGACGGCATCTTCAACCGCGCTTTCCGAAAGGTCGGCAGCGGTCAGGAGGTTGGACTGGTTACCCGAACGCGTCGGGTGCGAGGCCGAGCAAAGCTCGACAGCGTCTCCGCCGGCGTACGAGCTGTTGAAAGCCCGGTTGAACGTATTAGCGTGGACGATCTCCGCCGTCTGCTTCATCGAATACGCCAGGCCACGGGCGCGACGGTTAGAGACTTCCGAGTACAAATTGTCCTCGATCTCTTCCTTCGTCACCTGATAGCCGAGGCCGTAGACGGTGTGGTTGAAGGTGTTGGTGACACCCTCGCCCTCACTGTCATAGCCGACCGACTGGCTTTCGCTCTTGACGCCAGCAAGGCCGAAACCGGTGACTTCCACCACCTTCTCGTATGCCTTGTCGGAATCGCGCTTCTCGAAGATCTGCGACCACTGCGCAGGAACTTCGGTGTACTTGTGCCCAAAGAGGGCCTTGACACCCGGCCAAAGAAGGCTCGGATGTGCCGAACGGGTAATGATACCGCCAGACATCTGTCAGTCCTTCCCTTAAACGCCGGTCGAGCCGGCAGCGCCGGTTTCGGTCGGGAGGTTGAAACGAACCAAGACCTTGGCATTGGCGCCGATCGCGTTGTTCGGGCGCTGCGCAAAGCCGACGATGCGAAGCTGAAGCGTCGCAGTCGTAGCCTTGGTCGAGGTGTCGAGCTGCCACGCGGACAGGCCGGTAACGGTCGAGCCGGAGCCCGAAACCATGTCCGCATTCAGGCCGACATCAGCAGCGGCAAGAGCGCCGCCAACTGCGTCTTCCTGGCATTCGAACAGGAGATCGGGGTCATCCGCCACCAGAATGTAGCAGGCGGTCGACGCCGGCCGATACTTGGTGGTGATGGTCGGGCTGGGCACGATACCCACGACAACGCCAGTCACGCGACCGGCAGAGCCGGCAGTTGCGATGGTGGCAGTCGCGATGCCGTCAGCGTCAGCAGAACCGGCAATGATTACCGGGTCGCCGATGTAAAGAGCGGTGCTGTCGGTCGCCGGAACATAATACATGTTCGCGGCGCCGTTGTAGGGCGCACCACTCTTGTACCGGACAGGCTTGAAGCCCACCGGCGCATTTGAGTTCGCCATTGTGTGAAATCCTCAGTCGCTAGGTCGCGGTGACGCGGCCAATGCGGTTGCGTGTGTTCTCAGGGACGTAAGACGTTCCCTGAAGCTCAGACTCCTGAGTTGCGCCCGCGACAAGGCCCCTCTCGATGTCCACCAGGCTCCGGTCACGCGCCGCCCTGTCCTCACGGACAAATTCCTTCGGCTTGATGCAGAGATAGGCTTTGATCGGGTTCTTGTCGTCGTCCACGCCAACCGTAAGCGGATCGACATCGGGCACTTTCTGCCAGGTATCGCGTTCCGTCTTGTTGTGGAGCCTCATTCCGACATCGTTGATCCAGCGGAAGTCGTACAGATCCCCAAATTCCTGGCGCGCCTTTTCGGGAATCGCCATCTTGAGTTCCTGCATCCGGTCGATCGTGCCGGCGTTACGAGTGCGGCGTTCGCGCAGCTCGTCAATTGAGCGCAATTCGCGCGTCGTAGCCATCAGGCGTTTTCCTTCCAATATTCGGTGGCAAAAGACTCTTTCGGGACGCCCTGTTTTTCATATTTCAGGGCGATGGCCTTGGCGTCCGCCGGTAGATCGGCGAAACCCTTGGCCCGGTTAGAGGTGCCAGTGCGGGCCGTCCGGCCCTGTTGCTCGTTGACCGCCGCCGGGCCCTTGGTCCGTTGCGATGCAGCGAAATGCTCCGGGAAACGCTTGCGCATCTCCGCTTCGGCGCGCTCAAGCTGTTCGTCCGTCGAAAGGCCCTGCTTCGCCAGCGTTTCGGTCAAATTGACCGCGTACTGCGTAGCGAACGGGTCGACATTGAACCACGTCTTGTTGCGCTCCACGAAATCCTGAACGGCAGGATCTGGACCGGCGCCCGATCGGTCGAGCGAATCGAGTGCCTTGGAGGCGCGGCGAGCGCGGTCCTGATCACCTTCTTCGACAGCGGCGTTGAATTCCGCCTCAACCTTTCGACGCTCATCCTCGCGCGTGCGGGCGACGATGGTGTCCGTCGCGCGCTCAAGCCGAGTGAGCTTGTCCTTGATCGCCTTATTCTCTTTCCGCTGCGTCTTGTTGATCGCAACGGTTTCCTTAAGGAAAGTAGCCGCCGGCTTCCACTCATCGGGATCGCCGCGCCACTTGTCCTTAGGTGCCCAGCCAAGCTCGGAGGCGAGGTCTTCGGGCGTTACCGGCTCGTCATGCGTCTCGGCAGCGGTATCGGCCGCAACCGTATCGACCGCGCCACCCTGAAGGTCAGGCGCGTCCGTCACCGCCCCGTCAGGAGCGTTGTTCTCATCTGCCATTCGTGGCCTCTTGTTGCCCTGGCGAGCGGGCCGCTCTTATCCCGATCTCGGGAATTCAATTACCAGAGGGCGACCATCAGCGTTGCGGTCGTACCCGTCTTGTAGATCTTGCTCGGCTGCACCATCAGGTAAGTGCCAGCCGCCATCGTGAAGGTCGCAGTTCCGCCCTCGCAAGCGTCGACCTTCACGTCCCCGGCACCGCCGACAAAGACGCAGCGAGGAATAGCGCCGCCCGTGTAGGTCGCGTCGGTCGTAGAAAGATCGACGGCTGCGATATTCCGCGCGGACGATACATCGTTATAAGTCGCCATCTATTCCTCCAGAACAGCCGCTACGTCCTTGTCCTTGCAAAGACGGTATTCACGGCCATCGGCGCCCTTAACGAGGGTGCCGGCATATTTTGCGAAGATCACAGCATCGCCGACCTTTGGCATGTCGCCATTAGGCCATTCTGCGTAATTGAAGGCGTGGGGGCTAACCATCACCAGCCGGCCACGCATCGTCGCGATGTCGTTCGCGTCCTTGATCGACGTTGCCAGGATGATTCCACCCTTGGTCACCTCTTCGGTGTCCTCCGGTGCGATCAGCACGTTGTACTCGGCCAGTCGGTTGATGCCGGTTCGAAGATCAGTCGTAGACGGGATCGTGCCCATGCGCTTCTGCCCACCCTTCATAGGTTGTTTCATCGATCGCCAGGTACGCGTCTGACCTGGCAAATAACTCCGCCCTCAAGAGAGGGTCGACTTCACCCGCCCAACTGCGGCGGAGCCATGTCTGGCGGCATTCCTCCGCCGACATCTTGGCCGCCTCCCGGACCCATTGGGTCACCGGATGGTCCTGCCATGCCTGGAATTCCTCCTGCGTCGGCGTTGCCATCGATGGCTCCCATGTTCATGCCGTGGTCGTGCGCCGCGATTGCGGTTTCGAGGCCGGTTTTCTGTGCTGTCGCCATGTCCTTGGTCGCCGCCGCGTTCTCTCGCTGCGTTTTCGCCACCATGATCGGATCTGGCTGCGGCGGGCCCTTCGGAAACAGTTCGTCAATGTCCTCAACGTCGGCCGCCTCAAGCATCCGGCGCATGATCGCCTGATCGTTGAGCCCTTTGCCCAGAAAGCTGCCGAGAAACTGAGCCCGGCCCATTTTCTGCATTTTCGTGACGCTGGTCGGATCGCTGACAGGACGGATGTCCATGTCGCGAAGGTCAAAGTCCTTCTCGAAATTGGCCGCTGGGTCGTCCAGCACATTGAGATAGTCGGCTGCCGTCTCTTCCCCGCCCCATTTGGACAGGCATTCGAATAGCAGCGTGAATTCGTCCTTGAGCGACCGGTAAACTCGCTTGTAGATCGCGGTGAAGACCTGAAGCCCTTGCTCTATCAGGGCCATCGTCGTGCCGACTTGGCCGTTGTTCGACGCCTCTCCGGTGATGACATCCTTGATCGATGCCACGTCCTTCGCCGCACCAAGCATCATATCGAGTAGCTGAAAAGCCACATTCGACGGCTGCGGAAATGTCCGCTCCACGATGCCGGCTCTCAGGTCCGCTGCGTTCGTATCGACTGTCCGGTATTCACCGGGCCGTAGGCGGATCGACGTTTGACCCTTGGCCTGCAACCGAACGCCCGACGCGATAAAGCCGCCCCCGGCAATTTGCGCCGTGCCCGCGTCGATCATCTGGTTGATCGTCGTGTTGATGACTTCGGTAATCTCGGTCAGCAGATGGCCGAATCCAATGCCGTAGAAATTGCCATCCGGGTTCGGCAGGAAGTCGTACTTGATGTAATAGACCGACGCCTTGTCGATATCGCCGTCTTCGTCGTTCAGCTGGTCCGGCCCGAAATTAGCCTCAAGCCGTAGAACCTCGCGTGATTCGTGGTCGACCGTGACGATATAGGGCTCTGCCCGACCGTCCTTGTCGAGATCCATGTAGCGGTGCTGCTCTAGGATCGTGCGCGGCTTCTCATCGTCGCCGTCCGTGTCCGATGGCCAATGAACCTCGCGATAAAAGCCCGACGCCATCTTCTGCTTGACCTGATACGTGGCCAGGTTGTCGATCACCTCCGTCAGCCGGGGCGCGCTCTTGCAGTCGACGGCCCACATCGGGGCTACCAGTTTCAATCCCGAGACAAGGCGAACCTTGCACTCTCCACCGACCTTGTAGACCTTGCGGAACATGCAACCGACGATCGGTAGCATCATCAAAAGCTGATCGGTATCGAGCTCCCATCCCTTCATCCGATAGAAGAGATATACGTTCATGTAATCGCGGACGCGCTCGGCCCGTAGCTTCTTGCCGCCGGGAGGGATGGCCCATACCGGCTGAGGCTCGGCGGGAAGCTGCGACGGGTCAGTCTGCGCCAATATCGCCATCGGAACCGGCTGACCGTTCACAGTGAACACAGGGTGCCCATCAGGCCCCATTACGGGCCGGCCGGTGTCCCTGCCCACCACCTTGACTGAAACCGCCTCATCGCCCTTGACGATCGCGGGATATGCCCTTGCGTTGAACTGGTTGGCCGATACTGTAAGCATCGGGTACTTGACGTTCGAGGCACCAGACCAAGGATGGTCTTTCTTGTCGGGCTTCTCTTGAGCAGCGGCCTTGACCGCCGCCTCCGCCTTGTCGCGCCAGTCTGCGCTGTCGCTTAGGTCGCGTTCGTAATCCTCTACGACATCCGCACCAATGCGCGCGAGTTCGCTTGGGTCTAGCTTATCCGTGATGTCGCCCTCAGACGCCGCAATGTCGTCGCGGCGCTGTTCGGGGGTCATCTTCACGGCAGAGCTTACGAGCGGATCGCTACGATGGTGTACGTCTCAGCCGCCGGGTCGATCGGCGATGCCGTCAGGTTGCCGAACGTGACCGCCAGGGTATTGGCAGCCGACACGCGGGCATTGCCGATCACAAGGCCGGCGCTCAGGCTCGGCTTGATCACGAACACCTTGTCAGCCGTCGTCAGGCCGGTGACGGTGAACGTCTGTTCCGCCGAAGTGTTCGCCGCGACCGATGCCACGTCGATCGACTGCGAATAGACGGTAATGCCCGTAATTGCGGTGCCCGAACCGGAGACGAACGCGTTCGCCGATACGGTGTCGAAATTGGTAGTGCCCATGTGTTGCTCCTAATATCCCGTCGAAGCCGACCGGCCGCGCGGTTCGTCATCTTCATCTTCGTGAATGTGCTGCGCGATCGGGACCGCAAACGTCAGTGCCGCAGCGTCGCCAAGGTCCGGCGAGAATCCCAACCGCTCCCGGATTTTGTCCTTCGGCTCAATCACCAATTCGTTGTTCGATTTGTGCCGCGTCGCACCCGGACCCCAAACCGGGGAAGCCAGGTCGCCATGCAGCGCGTCGTCGTCAGGGATCTGCACGCCGGCAGGGTCACCGAACCAATCGCGCATCGTGTCCCACATCTCAGCGCGCCGGTTTTCGTACAGATCGTCGCCGGTCGGGCCTCTCCCGACAGGATTCGACCCGAAGTTGACCGCGTTGACGATCCGACCGTAACCCATCTCAGCCAGCCGGTCGTAAACACCAGCCCCCAGGCCGCCGACATCGATGTTGACAGCATCGGGCCGCCATTTGTTGATCAGCGAGACTACGTGTCCGGCGATCACCATCGTATCGTCAAAATCCCAACGCTCGCACGCGATCTCGCCAATTCGACGCCCGCGACGCGAAACGATACCCGTCTTATCTCCACCACCACGCGCCGGGTCGACGCCGATAATCAGTGGGCCTTGCGCGATCACGGAAGCCTTGCGGGCCTTCGCGATGTCATCCGCAGCGATGAAGCTGTTGCCGGCGGTCTGGAACGCCTCGTCTGCCGTTGCCGGGTATTCCTGCCTGAACTTCCAGCACGGCTCGTCCGGATTGGTCCCGGTGGCCGTAGCCATGTCACGGTTCTTGCAAAACGCCCAATAGAGTTGATCCCAGGAAAGCTCGTACAGCTCGCCATATTCGCGCCATGCTTTCGGCGCGTCCCAATCGTCAGGGCATTCCCTGACGTAATCCTCTCCCCAAAACCACGGGATGAAGATCGCCTCTTCGTCGCTGTCCCCGCGCTGCGCGGCGGCGTAGCGGCGTTGAAAGACGTTCCCAATGCCGTTCGCGGTCGACTCGAACAGCCGCTCCGTTCCTTCGGCGTCCGCGATGGCCTGCAACACACCATCCACATGGTCTTCGGCGTTCGGCCAGAAGCCAACTTCCGAGCCATGGAACAACTGTAGCGTCGCTGATCGACCGATGCCCTTCGTGCCCGCCGTGGCGACCGCGTAGGAGCAGTCGTTATCGGCGAACACCAACTCCTTAGCGTTGGCATTCTTCGTTGGCGGCCTGGCCTCACCAGGCACCCCCTCATGGAACCGGCGGGCCATCGCGAACAGGTTGTCCGTGGCTGCCTGCTCATGTGTCAGGATGTACGCTCTAAGGCCCTGACCACCCCACAGACGCCAGTAGAACCGGCCCTGAATGTACGTGGACGCGCCGAGCTGCCGGCCCTTGACCAGAATGGCCCGCACCCGACCAGATGTCGTGCGCTGGCGCTCCAGCCGATCATGCAAATACCGCTGCGCCCGGTTGAGCACGAACGGGACAATCTTGCCGTCCTTGCGGCG